GCATCAGCACCATCTGTTAAAGTTCCTTCCACTGTAAACGCTTGGCCTGTTCCATCAGCATTGTTAGCAAAGTTTGCTACAGCTTCACCGTCATCTAAGTGCATAGCAATTAATGGAGATGAAAGAGCGGCTAATGAGGTTGCCCAAGCCACTGGAAAACCATCAGTTGTAATAAATTTGGCTCTGTTAGCCGCAACAGATAAATCAATATATTGTTGTGCATAGATAAGGTCAGCAATATCAGCGTTTAATCTTTCACCAATGGGATGTTTCCCGACGGTAACAGCAGTAAATGCTCCGACAGCAACATTGTTATTATGAGTAAACCCTGCTTTTAGATCTTCTACTCCGTTCACATATAAATGTTCTTCTGTTCCATTAAGAGACATCATAACGTGAATCCATTTATCTGATGCTGTGTATAAACTATTACTTTCAATTGTCCAAGAAGCGGCTGAAACTGCCGCATCATGTGCATAAAAAAACCAGCGGTTAGTGTTATGTCTGATAACAAAAAGATCCCCGCCACCCGCATCAACGCTAGCTTGGATATGCTGAATACTTCCATCGCCACCGTTTAATTTTACCCAAAAAGAATAGAACGCTTCTTTACCATCTGCCGCACCAGTAAGATTAGAACTTAAAGTTAATCCATCGTTGCTACCGTCAAATGTTGCTGACGTAGGAAAGTAAGTTTGTGTTGCTTCAAACAATTCAGAGGCATCGTTGATCTGATAAAAACCATCGTTTGTTGTTTCTGATACATCTGCCGGAACACCAAACACTCCATCTTGAACAAAAGCTCGTGCTGTGTAAGGATAAGCAGACAAGCCGCCAGCGTTTCCAAACCAGTATAACGGTTTAGAACTGTTTAAAAATCCATGATCTCTAGCTGTGTCTGGATTTGTTTTTACATCAAAAGCTGTGATTTCAGTTCCGTTAACGTGAATTTTACAAGACGCATCAGTAGTTAATCCTGTATTAAAAGCAATATGAAAATCCATCCAAGCACTAACGTCACGAAATACTTGAGTCGTATGTCTTTCAATTCTGGCTGTTGAGTTATCAACTTGAAAAACCTTAAAATGTAATTTGTTATTAGCATCAAATTCTAAAATAATTGCATTTTCAGTATTTCCATTTGCTTGTTGGTACAGCAAAAACTGACGAGTATCTAACTTTACTCTTTTTACAACAATGTCAATTGTAGATATTCGCGAACTAAAACGAGGTTTAGAAAATGTTCTAGATAAATAATCGCCGCTACCCTCTGGCAAAGCACTGCCAGCTATAACAAACCCAGTAGATTGAGCTGAACTAATTATACCTAAAGGCCAGTGCATTATGCCACCACCGCATGCGCACCTGTCATTAACCAAGTGTTATCAGCTATTTTAAATATAGTAACAGCAGCATACTGTGCGTTCATAGCTCCAGTACCAGTACTAACACCATTAAGTGTTACACCTGTTCCACCTGTAATTGATGCTATTCCAGCACCAAGGTTATAAATATCTATTTGTGTTCCAGTAGGAAAAGGAATAGTTCCATGAGGCGGTATAGTTATTACTTGAGTACCAGCATTAGAACTAGTAACAATTTTACCAGCGTCAGCTAATGCTAATGTATAAGTGGTTCCTGTTTGTGCATTAAGTGTTCTTGATATACCACTGTACGTTGCTTTAACATTAGCTGGAGTTACTGCACGATTTGTAGCTGATCCTGTTAATGTTTCAGCATCTGTTGCTAGTTCTACAACACCTTCAGATGTTGCAGTAGCAGTGGCATTCTGACTTATAATAGTAGCTAACCAGTTATCAGGAGAAGCATTATCACCAATAAAGTGTATAACTTGTCCAACAGCAGTTAGTCCCGAATAGTTTGCGGCATTGCCATTAATTCGATCAGTTCCGTCTCTTACTATACTAATTGGATTATCAACATTACTTACTTGAAACCCAAATAACAAACCGTCAGAGTCTCCAATTGCTGGTAAGTTAATCGTTATAGTACCTCCAGTAGCATTTAATATGTAGTAATCACGAGCATCAGCTACTTCTAAGTTTGTAGTACCGGTTGTTAGTGTAGTAACAGCACCCCAACCTTGTGCAGCAGCCGTTGCAACTGATGCTGAGTTAGCAGCAGTAACAACATCAGCATTTGTTGCGACTTTATCAGCCGCTGTAGCTACTGTATCAGCACGAGTAAGTACTTCATCTGCATGTGTTAATACTACATCAGCGTTAGTTAATACCACATCTGCTGCGGTTTCTACTAGATCAGCAGCAGTGTCAATTGTGTCTTGATTAGTAGCGGCTAAATCAGCAGCAGTTAATACAGCACTAGCAGCAGCCTTAGTAGCATGATGTAATGCACTATAACTACCTGATATTACTTCAGTATCTTCTACTTCAATTGCCCATCGTTTAGCTGATCCATCAGGAAGTTGTGTAACTGTTCCAATAGCATAGGCTTTAGAACTATAATCTGAACTATTAACTAATCCAGCTAACGATGATGCCCAACTTTCTGCCAGTGCTACATCAGAAAACAACTCCCAATAAGTAGGATTATCAACACGAGTAGCTGCAAATAGACCAATGCTTGTAGTTGTGTGAGCTACAAGAGCAGTCCAAATAGTACCACCTTCAGGGTCAACATATCTTTGTCCAACTGTTACACCTATGGCATTCTGCCATACACCCTGCATCTCATTGATAAGTATAAAGTTAGCAAAAATAGCATCAATAGATCGCCAGTTGTCGTGTTCATTTGTATGCCAAGGAATCTTATTAAAATCAATAAGCTCCAAGTTGTAGTTAGGAGTTCTATCAGCCATTAATACAATCCTTAAACGTCTATTTCTGTACCAACTACCTGCATGTTCATTGCCACCATTGTTAGTGTACCAATAGTATAAGTAACAGTATCACCAGCAGATAAGTAATATTCAAATGGTGCTGGAGAAACAGTTAACAATGCAGTAGCACCAGTAGGAGCAGCAGCAGTTTCTGGATTAACTAACAACGTACTGTTAGAATGCAAGAACCTTGCAGCGGTCATATTAAGTATTACTGCAACATTGATACCATTTACTGTAATAGTTAAATCACCTGTACCAGTTGATCCATGTGATGCACCTGCCCACATGATTTTACATCGTGCAGCTTTACCTGATGGTACTGTATATACAGTAGTAGTTGCTGCCGTAGCAGTAGTAGCTTCTCCTAATACGCCAATTTTATCAGACATACTTATTCTCCTTTAGATTGATGCACTACCATAAGCGATAGTACGTGGGATTCCTAATGACAATGCTCGTACTCTACTAATACGGACATCAACTTCCTCTGGTGTTATGAAGTTATAGAAAGATTGTGCACCAGCTACACTAGTCTTACTTTGTAATGCTGTTATCTCATTGTATATTACAAGCATTTGAGCACGAAAAGTAGCCTTGCTCACTTTTACATTGTCTACTGGGAATGTTACGTCAACTGCACTAGCCATTGTTATCTCCTTGGTGATCCTTTTAAATATGCAAGAGAAACTGAAACAAACTTCAAAGCACTAACAGCATCTCCTGTTATACGAAACTTCTGTAACTTATACTTAGCCGTCCATGCATATAGTTGTTCTAATCTTGTAGGACGGCCTCCTCCAAAATCTTCTCCGAACTGATCATTACCAAATCCTGGACTATCACCACCTTCAAATACCATAGACAAAGTAGGATCTAAAACATCAACATCCCAACCAAGTCGATCATCAAACTTAAGATCATCATTCTCCCAATCTTCTCCTAAGTCATTAGTATCCTTATAGATGTTATCAGTAAACATTTCAACAGTGAACCGATCATCACCGACTGTATCAAAATTAATGTAGCGACTGTTCTTTACAAGGAATCTATCTTTGTTATCTGACCAAGGAAGTTCCCAAGTATATTTAATCGGTATACCACTAGCAGTTACATCAGCCACAGGACTCCATCCGTGGTAATCAGTGAATGCTACTTCATCATCAAACATTTCCTGATCACCCATGTAATCTAAATGGATGTCACTTTTAGGATCAGAAGCTTCTCCTAACTGATATACCTGTGTACCATCACATAAGAAGATATTCTTTAACGCTGATCGACAACCACAACGGAACTTCCAATTGCGCCAATCCTGCCAAGACTCAATCTTTAGTTTCTTATTTCGTTTGTACACAAAACAGCGATACTCTGTCATCTGACTTTCATCAGTAGCATTAGGTATGAACAACATATAATTACTATTGGCACTATCCCATAATGACCAGACATGATCTTCAATTGTGACAGTTGATTCTAGTGTTTCTATTGCTGTATGGTATTCGGGATCAACTAGATATGATTGTCTATCACTAGTAACACTACCAGTAAACAATGCACGACTTACGGCAGACACTCCATTGATATCTCCAAAGAGCATATCTTCCCCAATTGTCTGTATGATTCGATGAGACAGTGCTCCAACATTTTCAATTGCGTCATCGAATGTAGGTTCGTGATTACTACTAGAATCATAAACTCCTAGCTCTCCCGGTAATACTGCATCTTCAAACATCACCATTAACTTGTCACGAAAACGTCCTAGACCTTTAATTGATTGTGATCCAGAAGGTACACGAGAACCTAAGTCAATGTTAACAGCATCATTAGGAGCAGAATCTCCTAACCAAGTACCACCAACATCAGTAGCAGAAATGAATAATCTGTCTTCTTCACCAGCTACAAATGATCCAGCCATAACAAGAAATCTACCATGAGCTACAATGAAACGAGCGATAGGAGTATTAGCATTAGACTCATCAGCTAGATCAATTGAGTAAGTAACACGTAGAGAAGGTGTGATTAATACAGGTTTGTTTACTCCATTAACTACGTATAACTCTCCATTGAATACAGCGAAAGAAGCAAAACTGGTAGCACTCCATCCAGCAGGATTGCCCGGAAGTTCTTTTGCCCA